TTCAAGGTATTCCAGACCTGCTAATTCTTTATAATGATAAGTGGGCTTCTTTGGAATGTAAAAAAAGCGCGTCGGCTAATAAACAGCCTAATCAAGAATATTATGTGGACCAAATGAACAGGATGTCTTTTTCTCGTTTTATTTGTCCAGAGAACAAGGAGGAAGTATTATATGAACTTCAACAATCATTCAAACCTTGAGGGACAGCACGCTTTTTTAGGAGCTAGTAAATATCATTGGATTAATTACAGCGAAGATAAAGTTGCCGATGCCTATTCAAAATTTCTTGCTACTCAGAAAGGTACCGTGTTACATGCATTTGCTGCACAGTGTATTTCTTTGGGACAGAAATTACCAAAATCACAAAAAACTTTGAATATGTATGTTAATGATGCCATTGGTTACAAGATGACACCGGAGCAGACATTATTTTATTCTGAAAACTGTTTTGGAACAGCAGACTCAATTTCATACAGGTCTGGATTACTTAGAATTCATGATTTGAAGACAGGCATAATTCCAGCACACATGGAGCAGCTTATGATTTATGCCGCTCTTTTTTGTTTGGAATATAAAGTAAAGCCTGCTGATATTGATATGGAATTAAGGATCTATCAGAACAATGAAGTTTTGTATCATAATCCAACAGCAGAAGATATCGTTCCAATTATGGATAAAATAATTACCTTCGATAAGGTTATAAGAAAAATAAAAGAACAGGAGGGTTAATCAATGAATCGAATAGCTAAAGTATTATCTCAAATTTCTGATGATATGCTTATGCATTACGGTGTTGCCAGAAGGTCTGGTCGATATCCATGGGGTTCTGGAGATAACCCTTATCAGCATAGTGGAGACTTTCTGAGTCGTGTGCAGTCTTTGAAAAAGTCTGGTATGAGTGAAACAGATATTGCTAAGACTATGGGGCTTACAACAACTCAGCTTAGAACACAAATGAGCCTTGCTAAAGATGAAAGAAGAGCAGTGCAGGTTGCAACAGCCAAAGACCTTAGAGAAAAAGGTTACAGCTTGAATGAAATCGCTGACAAGATGGGATTTGCAAATGACTCATCTGTAAGGTCTTTATTGAATGAAAATTCAGAAGCCAGAATGAACCAGGCGAAAGCCACTGCTGATGTTCTTAGAAAGCTTATTGATGAAAAAGGTATGATTGATGTCGGTACC